ATCGAACTCTCAATCTCGGCTTGCAAAGCCGATGTTATCCCATTTAACTAATCCCCCAAAATGACTGATTACTTTTCCTATTATACGCCATCAGTCAAGGCGATCATTTGGCTCCACAGGAAGGGATCGAACCTCCGACCAAGTGATTAACAGTCACCTGCACTACCGCTGTGCTACTGTGGAATAAAAATATATATGGCGGTCCCAAGGGGTAACGATCCCCTTCTTTTGGCGTGACAAGCCAACGTGCGTCCATGAACACTTTGAGACCAAAATTCTTACGGTTTTTCACAAGACAAGAAAACCGAAAACTTGTCATACTTCCTTACAGACTTGTTTTGGTGGACCCTGAAGGAATTGAACCTAACCGCCTAGCCACCCAACATATTAAGGCAACGGATTTACAGTCCGCCGTTGGGAACAGGATCCAAAATTATTTGGTACGGGTGGGGAGTTTCGAAATCCCGACTCTCTGGTTAAAAGCCAGATACTCTGCCTCTGAGTTACACCCGCATGGTGCGCCCGAAGGGACTTGAACCCCTAACCAATGGATTATGAGTCCACTGCTCTAACCATTGAGCTACAAGCGCATTTGCCATTTGTTTTGTTGACTGCACTATTTGCTATGCTCATGCGGGTTTGTCTAGAATTACCGCAATTATGTACATAGTTACTCAGGCGTGATCAAGCCCATGGCTTACAATCAACAAAACAAATGGTACACCTAGGGGGAATCGAACCCCTCGTTTGCGCCTTGAAAGGGCGCCGTCCTAACCGTTAGACGATAGGTGCACAAGAAATCACTCAATTGTTAAAGAACTTTTTGCGATCCAGACTTATCTGAATCACTCACAACAAAATCAATTCTACGCTAGTCTTTCGAACTTGTCAAGAACTTTTTTGTTGTATTTTTACAACTGTTGCTTTTTTGCAACACTTCAAAATTCACTCATCAAATGAACTTTGAAGTGGCCCGGCTGGCAGGAATCGAACCCACATCGGACGCTTTAGAAGAGCGTTGCCTTATCCATTAGACCACAGCCGGAAAAAAAAGTCTGCTGAACTTATCGCTCAACAGACTTTGTATCTTACTCTCTTTTTGTTTTCTTGTCAAGAGTCCTACAAGTTAGTTGAGCTTTTTTGTCAACTAACTCTTTTGATTTAGTTGACTTTTAGGTAGGTGAGTGTCTCCAGTTTCGGTTACCCTGCACAATACCAATGAGTACAAGTGCGGCAAACCACTCACCGATACCATAGGCAATCGTTGTTCCAAATAGTGTGTTAATGGACCATATGGCAAGCAATGGTGAGACCACTGCGATAACCAGTACCATTAAGATTAACAATGTTGCGGCTGTACCTTTACTCATATTCCTTTTATCCTTGACTTCATTACAAAAAATTCACTGCGTATTATCTATATATCCTGCAAATCAGTTATTATAGAGATCATCATCAAAATCTTCCTCAGAAAAATTTTTAGGATCAAAGTTTCTCAACTTGTTCTTAACTTTCATCCTATCTCCCTTTACATCAGGAACGTTTTTCTTTCGAGGTTTGTCATCATCATACTCTTCATAAAATTCACGAAAACCACGATACTTGCTTTTTGACTTATCAGACTTAGACATTTTCGACTTCTTTTTCCCCTACGAAAAGTTCTGGTAGTGCTTCCATCACTATCTTTTTTGTAATAGCATACCTATCGGCTTGCTTTCCCTTATAGGTTAGTTTCTTATCTTTCATCATCAAAACTAATTTTGCCTCATCAGGAGACAGACTTTCAAGAACTTCAATGAAAATCTTTTCTCGCTTGATAGCATGTAGTTGATTGCCTTTGAAGAAGTACTTAAACTTCCTCAACTCTTTAGGGAGTCTATTATACCCCCAATTGTCTGGCATGTCAACATTCTTGTATGGAGGTGCACCCTCAGGCAATTCAAACACATAGTCACTATGGTATGTGTATAGAAGGACCGTTTTTATATCTGGTTTGAGATTTGCAATCTCACGCAAATGTTCCGAGCGTTTAGCCGCTGGAATCTCTGCAATCATCTTGAATAACTCTGGCAGAGTCATCTTACTAATATCTGTAGCCATCTTAAAATTCCTGTATGTGTTCCATCAATTGCTTCATGCGATTCTTGATGAAATAGTTTAGTAGTTTGTCACGCCCATTTCTAGGTGTGTTCTCATATGCATCTAGAATCTTTTGCTGATACTCCAAAGGAATCTTGCCCAAGTCAATAAGCGATTCATTGCGCTTGTAGTTTCTCAACATCAGATTGTCACAGAATTGCAAAGGCTCTTCTGTTACCCATATATTTAGTTTTTTCTCAGTTACAGGTTTTTGACGTTTATCGGTAACAAAGGTATCGTCCGAAGACAGAATGTTCGGAATACCATCACCCCTATCGCCTTTGATGATATGTTCTTTCAGGAATTTATCTGGCTCATTAGTCTTCAAAAACTTCTTAGCCATAGGACTATATTGTTCTACATTTGCGAACCTTTGTAGTTGCATGAAGTCTTTGTCACTTGATAGAATCAGAATCTTTTCGGTAGATTCATTGCGTAATTCTACGCCATACTTGTGACATAGTGTACCGATAATGTCATCGGCTTCAGTTTTGTCTACTTGTAGCACACAATACGGAAACGTTTCTTTAATCTCATCACGGATTTTGTTCAGAGTTTCAAAGATTAGATTCCAGTCAAAAGGTGACGCTTCACGGTCCTTTTTGCGACTAGCCTTGTAGTAGGGGAAAACATCTCTGCGCCAATACTTTCGATCATCGGCACAGATAATCATTTCACCGTACTCATCTTTGAACTTCACATTGTACATGCGAATACTGTTCAAGACCATGTGACGAATTAAGTTTTCGTCAATGTTGTTCATCACTCCAGGTTGCATCATGAGGTTTGAAATCATGACCTGGTTCAAATCAAGTAGAATCATTTTTCTCTTCAGTTTTGTTTTTTCGGTTCATCCAGTCTATTGCATCTTGATCATTATCGAAATATGGACCAAACACTTTCTGATCTTCCGTAATCCAGAAGTATGTGTATGTTGATAGTCCTGCATCACGATATTTCACAAGAGTAAAACAAACTTTCATACCACTCTAAGAATAATTGTATCAGAGTTTAGTCTTCCTGTCAAGAGTGATTCTTTCGTTTTCTGTTCGGTAAGAATCTTGCGCAACTTAATTTTGCCACCATCAAGTACATCCTTGATTGGCTGTTCTGGCTTGCGCAAACGCTTGCCAATGGAAGTAGCCTCTTCAAAATTCTGAATTGTAGTACCTTTAATTGTCAAACCTTTACCATTGCTTGCGTTGTATACACCAAGCAACTTAGTTTTGGTATTATAGGTCCACACCTGATTCGCACCAATAATCTTTTCTGGCATAACACTCTTCAGGCTCAACTCCGCAAACTCTGGCATGTAACTCACTTTGGACACAAGCAAAGCCGCAGGCTTTTCTTTAGTCTTGCGCTTCTTACGCACAGGCTTGTTATCCATTGAGCCTTTGTTAGCAGAGGCAACAATAGAGTCAATAAATTCTTTGAGTCTGCGCAACTCTGGCTTGGTGAAGTGTCGATAACCTTCAAGCAATTGCGCATCTTTTGTTGTCAATACTTCAATGATTTCTTTATTGCGATTGACAAATAGATCACAAATTTTCTTTAGCACAACCGATGATAGATTGCGAGACTTGAGATATACTTCCATGTCGATTTCTTTTTTGCATTTGCTTGCAATGAAATCATCAATGAGGCCTTCAATCTCTCCGGCTTCAGAGTGTGCCTTTTCTGAAATTCTTTGTTGAATAGAAACCGTATAGACAGGTGCTTCTTCTTCAACTTCAACCACATTCTTCTTGGTTTCCGCAAGAATACCTTTATAGGTTTTTGTGAAATACTCTTTAGTCTTTTCGGACGGCACAAAGCCTAGGCTCATCATGCGTGATAGCCATCCAAATTGCAAAGGAATCAGATTATCGCTCAACCCTTTGACAAGATTGATTTCTTCTTTGCTTCGTGCTAGTTTCTTGAGATAGTCGATTACAAATTCTTTTGCATCTTTGCGAGTGCAATTGTAACCGTACCAATTGAACGCCATTACTAGATGAGATTTCTCATTAGTAGGGTCTTGTTTTGTCCAGGTAGGCTCTGCGCCTTGCATCGGATCAATGGGTGTGATTTTTCTCATGACTAATAAATTTCCAAGAATTTTTCTCAATGTTCCATTCTGTTACACTACGATCACTGGTCCTTGTGAATTCCACTACTATCCGATTTGTTTTTAGGAGACTCGTTAAAAAGTTTTTCAACCCCATTAAGTCGTGATAATTCTCCGCCACCGAGACTTTCACTCGCTTGTAGGAATTCATATAGTTCTTTCACCCCGCCGATGTATTTTGTTCCGTGATAAATTTGAGGCACCGTCTTTACTCCAGGTATCAATCGTTCCAATTGCGCAAGTGTATAGTCAATACCAAGATGATACATTCTATAATGATAACCTAGTGTATGCAATATGAATTCTGATTTGTCACATGCTTTACTGTTTAGCGCACCGTATATAAAAAACATTAAGGCACCACGTTAGTTATGAGCCTGACATGCGAACCAGGATGATTTCTCATAACAACGGTGCTTCTCATTCCATCAATTTCATACGTCACACGATATCCAATATCTCTCATGACTTCCATGGTTTCATATTGTGTCTGGCAATGTGTTCTATTATAGTGGGTGACTGTCGTTACTTGTTGACCAGTCCAATAAGGATGGCTTGAACGAACATGATCACCGATTGAGTATCCTACAGTACCACCTAGCAATGCACCTAGACCAGGTGCCGATCCCATAGCATGATAGCCGGCGACTGCTCCAACAAGCATACCGACAATAGGTGCTGGTGAATTGGGATCACGATAGGTCCCATAGACAGGTTGAGTATTGTAGACAGGCTGAGTGTACACACCGCACACTTGCCTAGGCACACTAATCGCTTCTCTATGCTGAATGGGTTCAGCCGAGATTACAGTAGCCAATCGAACATTCTGCTGGTGAGAATGTACGATGACCTGCGCATTTGCTCCAAATGCGGCTAGTGCTAAAGAAACTGCAAGTAGTTTTAGTTTCATAGAATGACCTCTTTTCATAGTATATAGCATAACACACTACTCTACCGTTGTCAAGAGGGTGTTGTATGGAAACAACACTTGTAATTACTTGATTTTCTTGGCAGTTTTAGCCGCTTTTGGAGCCTTAGGTGCGGCAGTCTTTTTTGCCGCTGGCTTCTTGGCAGTATTATTTACCACACGTTCAACTTCAGCCTTTACCTCTTCCTTTTTTGCTTCGGGTGCTGGTGCAGGAGTAGGCTCAACAACAACTGGTGCTGGTGCTGGAGTGGGTGCAACTGCTTCAGGTGCAGGCGCAGGTTTAGACTCGCCAACGAATACTTTTCTAAAAATGTCTGTAATGAAACCCATGGTTCCTCCTTAGATTGTTACTGGATATCTTTCGACATGCCAATGGTAGAAGTTACGGATTTCATTCACCAGGCTCCTTACATTGTCAGGAACTTCATCAGTGGAATCAATTTCCGCAATAAGGCGATTTGAGAATTCTCGCATCGCTTTAATTTCAACAGCGGTACCAATAGGCATAACTTCAAAATCGTTCATGATATCTCCTATTTATACATCAAAGTAAGCCAACTCAAAATAGTCAGCCCTCGGTTCATAGTCTATGTATCCTCTCGGATTGCAAACTACTCTAGTAGTGCCAATCATGTAATCAAAATTATCATGAGTGTGTCCATGAGTCCAGCACTTGATATTAGGATTGGCAAGAATCAACTCAGACAATTCTGACGAATATCCACCATTCATCAGATAGTCGCCCTTGTAGTTAGGCTTGGTAGAAGTCTTGCTTGGCGCATGATGCCCAACAACGACAAACTTTTCATCGTGCTTACCTTCTACAGTGGTTCTAATAAATTCAACCATAGCCTTATGTTGTTCTACCGCATCTTCAGTAGAAAAATGTGCAGGGCGAGTTTTGAATTCCCAACTCACAACATTTTGGTAATCGTCTGTACCGTCTTCTTTCTTTCCATAGATAGGCACTTTGTATGACACTTCACGATTGGTATTTTTCACAATCTGAAAGTCATTCATTCTACGACCAACATAGCGAAGAGTCATTTCGTCTTCTTTGTTCATGTCGGTCCAAAGAGTGCCACCAATGAACGTTACATCACCAATCTTCACAGTTTGCTTTTCAAGCAAATGCAGATTCTTTAGATATGACAAACGGGTGCGCAGAATACTTTCAGTCAAAGCAAAATCACCATGATAGTGTTCATGGTTGCCCATCACATAGACTACATGTGGAAAGTTTGTGCAACATTCCTGAAAGAATGTATGAAACTTATTTGACTTATCGTTTTCACCACGAATGTTGTAACTGTCTCGTTCAGCCAAATCTCTGGCTACGCAAATGTCACCAGACAGAATAAGTACATCTGCACCCTTCGTGTTCTCTAGGGTGATGGGTCCGAACTCCAAGTGTACATCGGATGCTAGTGCGAATCTCATTTTTTGAATAACTTTCTAAAAAATATAATTAGGGGTAACAACATCGGAGGATGCATTGGGCATCGTCCTTGTTTGTAGTCGCATGATGGGCTATACTCTTTTCGACAAAGGTTGCACTTGCTCATGTCAATCCCACAATGCTTGGTAGTATTTGCCAAAGAGTCTAAATGCATTTTGCTTACGATCCATAAATGCTTTCAGTCCCTCTTCATCAACTTTCATTTTACGAATCTGATTGTTGATATCTTCTTTTCTATCAACCTCAGAGTGGTCATAGAATTTAGATTCGGCATCATCATCGTTATGAACTTCAAATGCCCAAATCATTTCTTCCATCACCCAATCCCAACGCTTGAAATGATTTTCGTCAGTGTCCCATTCATTTTCTTTTGCTGGTGCGCTAGTACTGCGCAGGTGTTCTGGCACATCTTCATCGTCTACAAAAGGTGCGCCATGCTTGGTTTCGTGCAACTGCTTGAGCATTGGCACGATAATGTATGCGAGAGTGTGATCCATTGACCAAGTATCGTAGTAATCAATCTTTACTTTGATGTTACGCTTTCTTTTCTTTTCAAGCCAATGGCAGAACTTAGTCAGAGCAGAATCATCTCCGTTTTTATCACTTGCGAGCCAGTCCCCAAACTTGTCATGAAGTTTGTAATCCCAACGCTCAGCCAAATCGTCTTCCGGATACTTTTCATGCCAGAAGAAAATCATGTCTGCGATTTGATATGGACCGATCCAGTTTTTATACGGTCCGATTCTTACTCTCATTTAGTTGCTCCATCCAAGTTTTTTTGCTAAACCATTCAGGCACTTTCTCTGCGATTACATCAAAATGATATTCATCAGGATAGTGCCTTAGAATATGTAGTGCTTGTCTGCGAACATCCTTAGGCACTCTAGGTGTTTTCTTAGGATCAAGCAATTCGCAAAGAAATTCTCTTCCCCACTTCATTGCTCGATAGCGTTCATCAGGTAGCGTCATCTTCTTTCCATTCGGTAAAGAATGCTTCTTTCTTTTTCTCATCATTCCAGGTGCGACAATAGCCATTGTCTCGGTCACACAGACTCATTGCTTCTTCTTCAGTCACCACACGATGAGAAACAATTGTTTCACCAAGAGATTGTTGAGAAAATTCTTGTGCTTCTTCCATCGTTACAGTATCCAGCGCCCACTCTGCTTTACCGGAAGGCACTTGTACCATGTATCGGTGACGAAACATCGAAACACATTCAACCAACACCCATTGCATTTCTTTCTTCTTCATAGTCCAACTTCCATCTTTGTTGTCGATCCATTCGATAGTGTCTCCAGGTTTCCAACCTGTTCCCTCTAGTATAGCATCATTCAAAGGGAGAATCAAGTCGCCTGTTTCAGGATCGGTTTCAAGTTCAACAATCCACGATTTATTTTCCATCATTCAACTCCGAAATGCTTTTTGGCTTCTTCCCAACCTTCTTGAAAAGTATTCCAATGATCTTCTAATAGGTCACTCATATATTCACCATTAGGTTTGCGCCGCAGTCCGTGAGCCGTATAAGTGCCCGCACATTGAAGTGTTGGGTAGGTGATATTTTCAAATGCCTGCCTGACGGGATCGATCCGCTTAACTTCAATAGGACCGCAGACATGAGCGTAATCATATGCTGGTTCTCTATTACCACATTTAGGGCATTCAATATAGTTCATTCTTCAACTCCAAAATGTTCTTTAAGTGCCACAACATTGTCCACACACTTCTCGGCACAAACTTCAAAATCTCTAGCAAAGAGTTCATCTTTTTCTTCTGCTGATAATTTATAGAGTCTTTCGGATTCTGCTCTCAATACATTGGCACATTCCCGAACAATCAACTCGATCAAACCATCTACTTCTTCACGGTACATAAAGTAGTGTTCATCCTCTACACTATCACCATAACTATTGAAATAGTCTCGGCAGAAATGCTGTTTCAAATACGATTCAATTCGTTCGTTCATCATGGCGTTCCAAGTTGTTTTTTCAGTCGCTTAATCTCTGCTTTGAGATTACGATTCTCATACTTTGCCCAACCCAAATCATCCTGCATCTTTCTCATCTGTTCAGCAAAGTCACGGTCGCTGGGAGTAAGTTCTTCCTCAGGTGCGATAATAAACTTACCGGCTTCCCAATCAAAACCCATGTTTATACTTTTTACAGGCACCATAGGGCGGGACCCAACAGTAGCATATGGTAGTTTAATCATAATCATCACCTCCGGGTCCTCATAATGACCATCACGGTGATAAAGATTTACAATACGATGCAATTCACTTAGTTTCACATTAACATCCTTATAAGTCCAATACTATCAATTGTTGTTAGCAATAAGTAGTTAGCAAGCATCCCAAATGATTTCCGAGTATAACTAGCCCAAGCATAGATAGCACAGCCAGCAATCCACACAGGATAAAGAGCAAGAAGGGGTGGATATGGAACCGTGAGAGCCATTGTAATCGAGCACCCAATACTAATAGCCCAGGCAAGCAACTCAGCAACAAAACGAATACGATTAGAGTTCCAATCATCTTTGATCCAATCAAAAGTTGGCTTAAACAGTTCTATCATTAACAACGACCATCATCATCATTTGGATCATCTTGAAACGTTTTTCGAACCAATTCAATTGTGTTAGTATCAGTATCATTAACAATTTCAAGTTGGCCATCAATATAAAAACCAAGGCCATGCAAAAAATCCTGAAATTCAGAAAGTATTGTTTCAAGGCCTTCGGCTTCAAATTCCATAGTCAGTTTTGAACCACGGGCAGTATTCATAATAGTATACTGTGGAGTTTCATGTTCTGCTTTGAATGTAAACTTCATAGTTTAGGAATTTCCAATTCTTCTGAGTTGGACTTTTTGCTTGCTTTGGTTGGGAATCGTTTTGCAATATCTTCCGCTGTAACTGTTTGCATAGCAAACTGTTTGAATTCATTATAACTGTTAGAAACCTTCAAAGCATTTTTAGAATTCATACCTGCACCGTCTAAGGTAAACAATGCACAACCGCCTGCGGCCAATGGTGCAATTTCAATAATGTGATCCAAGTTAATAATAACTGGACAACCTTTTTCAATAGAATTAACTTCAACAAATAAACTCATACTAACTCCTTATTTTTTATCACAATCAACGACACGAATCAAATACACGGTAACATCGGTATCTGGCCTTACAAAAAAACATTCACCTTTGATTGACCAAACAAGATGGTTTTGTATACCATCTTTAAATTCTTTCAATGGCTCAGGTGGTTTACTTTTTGATGTTGCACTCATATATATGACGCAAAGCAAAGCAGCAATAACCAATGAAGTGAAACCCCATTCTTTAATAAATTCCCAAATTTTACGCATAAATTTTCCAAACAGCAACAGAAGCAATAGAACCAAAAAGTAAAGTGAAGAATGTATAAAAAACAAGTGACTCACACCTATCTTTATAGTATTCAATTTCCCGTTTCACCATATCACGTTGAGCAACCAATGTAACTGGTACATCATTGTCGTGATGCCTTGAACCACCCATCATTAGAATGGTCTTTTCAATTTCTTCTAATCTAACTACTACCGATTCGTTAAGAGCCAACGCACTTAACTACTTGGTAGACAATGCCACAGTCATCAATGTT